ATATGGTTGGTCAGAATATATAAATATATATGGGAAAAATATTATATATGTAGAACCATGCAATATTTTAAGGGTGGCTTCTTTGTTAGATTATTATTTCGATCATAAATTAGAAATTAATGATCATGATAGCGATTTAATTGCCCATTATAATATATTTTTAAGTTATGAATCTTGGGTTAATAGTTTTTTAAAGTTAATAGAGAAAATATGATTAACATTTGATTAGTATTTTTGCAGATATAAGGGAAATAAGGATATATTTGCTTATATTTATTATTTTAGTTCCATATTTATTATATTGAGGTTATGTGAGAAAAATATCAATAGGCACATTAGATTATGACAATGAAGAATTGGGGGCAGTGATTGATGTTATCAGATCTGGTAAATTATCTGCGGGGGATGTTATTGAGCAATTCGAATGTGAGATGGCCCAAAAACATGGAAAAAAATATGGAATATTTGTAAATTCGGGACAGAGTGCATTAGATGTTGCTCTTATATTAGCAAAAGTTCAATTAGAAAAGTCTAAATTGAAAGTTCTTTTCCCTGCGACTACTTATGCATCAGATTTGTGGTCGATCATTAATACGGGAAATGAGCCTGTATTTTGCGATATTGATTGGAATTTTGTGATTAATTACCCCACATTAGTGAATGATGTTTATGAAAATAAATTTGATATTTGTTTACCAGTAGATTTATGCGGTTATCCATCGCGAAAGTTAAGTAATTTTTATACTATAGAAGATGCATGTGAGGCAGTTGGAAATTCTTTTTGTAATTATGGAGATATTATTTGTTTGAGTTTTTATGTTTCACACATTATTACAACGGGTTGTGGGGGAATGTTATGTTTAGATGATGAAAGACTTGTTGAGTATGCAAGAAGTTACATATCCCATGGTAGAAAATTCGGGGGAGATTATACTAAATTTACAAATAAGTGGGTAGATCGTTTTCTTTTTGATAAAATAGGGGTATCATATCGAGCATCTGCAATAGAGGCAGCGCTGGGAATAGCGCAATTGAAGAAAATATCTAAGATTATTGAACAGAGAAGACAAAATGCGAGACAGTTAGCATGGGAAATATCGAAATTAAAATTAGATTATTTTATTGTCCCAGATCAAGACTATATAAATAAATCTGTTTTTCAATTTTTTCCTATAATTTTAACTGATGATTGTTCTTTCAATCGAGAAGATTTTTTAAAGTATTTATTTAGAAATGGGATTGATTCTAGGGTTTTATTGTCATTAACCAATCAACCGATTATAAAACAATTATATGGAGATATTGAATCAAAATATCCAGTTTCAGAATATTGCAATAAGAATGGGTTTATAATAGGATGTCATCAGCATTTAACGCAAGAAGATTTAGATCATATTGCAACTGTATTTAATAATTATAAGGAGTTGGAATGAAAAAGAGACTTACATTTTTTACTGCAGGAGAAGATTCTTTTCTTAAAGATATCATTGTTAATTTAAGAAAGGATTATATAATTCATTTTTGCCAAAGACCAGAAGAACAAGAATTTTTTCAAGAGTTTCACAATACCGATATAGCATGGTTTGAATGGTGTGATGAATTGTTTATGAATGCAATGCAGCATTCTAAACCCTGTAAAATTGTTAATCGCTTGCATAGTTATGAACTTTTTACTCCTGTTCCGGGTCAGATTGACTGGAATAAAGTTGATAAGTTGATTTTAGTTAGCGATGTTTGCAAACAGATAGCAATTGATAAATTTCGCATCCGCCCTGATATAATGACTGTGATTAATAATGGAGTAGATACAGAAAGGCTTAAAATTCCCCAAGAGAAAAAATATAATAAAAAAATTGCTTTTATTGGATTTTTGAATTATAAGAAATCTCCCGATCTTCTATTGCATTGTTTTTATGAAATATGGAAACATGATTCTTCGTTTGAATTTCATGTTGCAGGGGATTTTCAAGATGATAGGTATATATTATATTTTAATGCGATTATGCCGCATATGCCCTTTAAACTTTATTTTGACGGTTGGATTAAAGATACTTCTAAATACTTAGAAGATAAAGATTATGTAATATCAACTTCTTTATTTGAATCATTTCAATATTCACTTGCAGAAGGGATGTCTCAAGGAGTTGTTCCTATAATTCATGGTTGGTTGGGTTCAGAACAGCTTTATCCCAAAAAATATCTCTTTTATAATTTGCCTGAATGCGTTAATGTTATTAAGGAATTTGAAGAACTTAATGATGAGGGGAAAGAAGAAGAAAGAAAAGAATTGAGGAAATATATTGTTGATAAATTCTCATTAGAAAAACAAATTTCAGAAATTAGGTCTATGTTGGAGAATTTGTGAAGATTTTAATAATAGGTCATTTATATGGGAATTTAGATATTATAAATCAGTACATTGATAAATCTCAATGCGATTGTGTATTGTGCGCTGGGGATATTGGAATTTCTTCTCGAACACAGAAACCTTCCCATCAATTTAAATTTCCTAAATGGCAGAGTAATTTTTATGAATATTTAGAGGGTCGCAAAAAATTTAATAAGCCCATTATTGCAGTGGCGGGAACATATGAAGATTATTCTTTAGTTAAGAAATTATGGACAAGAGAATTTTATATTGATAATTTTTATTTATTGCGTAGCGGTGAAATTTGCACACAAAATAAAATAAGAATTGGTGGATTATCAGGAAGCTATAGTCCTATTGCATATAGAAATGAATTAAAAGCTAATCAAGGGAATCATATTTATTATGAACAAGTAGATAAACTTAAAAACAATATAGATATTTTATTGTTATATGATTTAATCGGGAAATATAAAAAGAAGTCTATTAATTTTTCTGATGAATCATTAGATTTATTTATTAAGTCTAATTGTATTTATTCTATTATAGGGCGTTATAGTTGGTGGGGATGCGCTAATCTTCCGGGAAGGAATATTCTAATTTTACCTAAAGCGATTCAGGGATATTTAATGATTGATACTGATGGTTGGAATATAGAAGGTGTTAGATTTGATTTAACAATATAGGAGAAAATATGATTTCAGAAAATGCTTTAGAGATTTTGAATAAAAGATATTTTTTGAAAGATAAAAATGGTAAAGTTATAGAAGATTGGGATAAATTATGTCGAAGAGTTGCAAAAGTAGTTTCTCAAGATGAACCCAAAGAACATCAAAAAAAATGGGAAGATAAATATTATGATTTAATGTATAATTTAAAATTTCTTCCCAATAGTCCCACATTAATGAATGCAGGGGCAAATACAGAGGGACTTTCAGCGTGCTATGTTATTCCCATAGAGGATTCTATGGAAAACATAATGAATGCTGTGAAATATTCAGCATTAGTTCATAAATCAGGAGGGGGCACGGGCTTTAGTTTTTCAAAGCTTCGCCCTGTTAATTCAGTTGTGAAAAGTACATCTGGGGTTGCATCTGGGCCAGTGTCATTTATGAGAATGATTAATGCTGTTACTGAAGAGATTAAACAGGGGGGGAAACGTAGAGGGGCAAATTTAGGTTCAATCAGTTGCTCTCATCCAGATATCGAAGAATTTATTGATTGTAAGAAAGATACATCTAAGATTACTAATTTTAATATTTCAGTTGAGATTACTGATGTTTTTATGAATGCAGTTGAAAATAATACAGAATATGATATTATTGACCCTCGAACAAAGCAAATTGTTAAAAAAATTAAAGCTCGATCCATTTTTGATAAGATTGTACATAATGCATGGGAAACAGGAGAACCAGGTCTTTTATTTATTGATACAATAAATAAAAAGAATTTATATGGGACAATTGAAACTACTAATCCCTGTATAACTGGAGATACTTATATTTTAACTATTGATGGACCGATATCTATTAAAGAGTTAGAATCTGTGATGAATAATTCTAAGAATATGTTAAATAAGATTGACATATATTGCTGGGATAAAATCAATAATTTACCAGTAATGGGGCATATGTCTAATTTTCAAAAAACAGGGGAAAATGTTTCTATAATTAAAATAATTTTTGATTCTGGGATTGAGATTAAAGTGACGCCCGAACATAATTTCTTTGGAAGAAATAACAGAAAAATTAAAGCTAAAAATTTGCATGTAGGTTCACGGGTAAGAAATTTTGTTAAATATAAAACCCGTATTTCTAATGGCATTTCTATTGGGTTAAGTAAAATTGTTTCTATCGAAAAATGTGAAAATGAAGATGTATATAATGGAACAGTAGATAAATACCATAATTATATTATTGTTGATAAGTATTTTAATAAAAAAGGGTCTTTTAATGTCGGAATTATTTCTGCTAATTGTGGAGAAGTCCCCCTTCTTCCATATGAGAGTTGCAACTTGGGGAGTATTAATCTCTCTCAATATGTTGGAGAAGTTTTAATAGGAAGTTTTGATTTTGATTTACTTCGAGAAGATATTCCCGTTATTACGAGATTTTTAGATAGTATTATATCGATTAATCATTATCCCATTGAAGAGATAGAAATAGCAACTAAATTTACTCGAAAGATTGGTATAGGGATAATGGGATTAGCTGACGCTTTTATTAAGATGGGAATTCCCTATGGAAATCCCCGTTCTTTTGATGAAGCTGAAGATGTTATGCAATTTATCAATGAACAAAGTAAAAAAGCTTCAATTGAATTAGCGAATGAAAAAGGTGAATGTTTAGCTTCTCAAAAATTGAGAAAAGATAAAAAAACTAAAATACAAGTTAGGAATTTTCAAACTACTGCGATTGCTCCTACGGGAACAATATCTTTAATAGCGGGCGCTTCATCTGGGTGTGAGCCCTTGTTTGCTGTGGGATATATCCGCAAAGTTGTGGGAAGCAAAGATATGAAATTTATTCATCCCCTATTTGAAGAATCTTTGAAAAAAGAGAATATTGTCTTAACAAAGGAATTAGAAGATAAAATATTTTCTTATAATAGTATTGCAAATATAACAGAAATTCCCGATAAAATTAGGAATTTATTTAAAACCGCATTAGATATTACTTATGTTCAGCATATAGAAATGCAAGCAGCGCTTCAAAAATATGTGGATGCGGGAATTTCTAAAACAATTAATTTATCTAATTTAACAACAAAAGAGATAATAAAAGAAGCTTATTTTTTAGCATATAAATTGGGATGTAAGGGTATTACTGTTTATCGGGATGGGTGTAGGCCCGCTCAAATTCTTTCAACTAAACAAGAAGAAAAACCTCAATATAAACAACGGACTAAAATTACTCATGGGATTACAGAGAAACTTGCAACTCCTCTTGGAAAACTTTATTTAACTATTAATAAAAATAAAGAAGAAGATAATGAATTAGTTGAAATTTTTATTCAAATAGGAAAAACAGGCTCAGATATTAAAGCATATAATGAGGCAGTGGGGAGATTAATTTCGTTATGTTTTAAATATCGCATTCCCCCGAAAGATATTGTTAAGCAATTAAAGGGGATAAAGGGAGAAGATGCTATTTTTTGCGATGGGACCAAATATGGGTCAATTATTGATTTAGTGGGTAGGAAATTAGAGAACTATATAATAGAGAAAACAGTTGAAAAATATAAATGTCCCGAATGTGGGAATGTTGTGTATATGGAAGAGGGTTGTATTAAATGTCCGTGTGGGTATTCTAAATGTTAGGAGGATATATGGATTCTAAGACTACAAAAACTTCTAGTGGATGGGTTACGTTTTATTATCCCAGGATAATGAGTGAACCGATTTCTGTTTTATATATGGCGGTTTCAGATTATGGTCCGTGGGATCCCTTAGAAATTGAAATTCCTTATATGACTACAGGTATTACATATATTGAAAAATGTCATGGATGCGAAGGAAAGGGATGGGTTCCTATTGATGGTAAACCAGTAAGATGTATTATATGCAATGGATCTGGAAAAAAAGAAAATAAAAAAGAAGAAGTCGATGAGGGACATATTTATCTGAAGAAAGAAAATGACGCAAAAAAAGATTGACAAACTTGGTATTTTTACGGTAATTATTATTATTTATTTACTTTTATTAAGTTTATTTGTTTTATTTATGATGATATTTCTGGGAAAGTGAAAAATGGATATTGAATTAAAGTATAAACAAATTGAATCTGAATTAAAAGATGGAATTAAAACTATTTTTGACTCAGATGAATTTGATTTTTCAATTGATCTTAGTAATGCGGGGCATGCTATAAGAGATGATCTCGCCCGTAGCTATAATCTCTATGGTCGCTTGAATACATTGGCAGCCAAAGCAAATTTTATGTATAAACAACAAGAACTTAAACGAGATAAAGTTGGAGCATTGGCTTGGAAAGCAATTTATGCTAAATCAGAGAAGTTGAAAGTTGCAGCCCAAAAAGGATTAGTGCTTATAGAGGAAATTGAGTTTAATGGGGGAAAGACTACATTGATTCAAGAAGAAGAACAACTTTTGCTTTATGAATATTTAGCAGATAGGGCTCAAGATAAGAAAAAAGAAATAATTGCATTATTAGATTTAGGTAGGAGTATTTTATCGTGGGATCGAACGGAATTAGAGAAAATGATGGGATAGAACAGCTTTATTTTATTGTTAAATATATATTAGAAGGTAAAGATATCCCTTATTATGATTTAGGAAAAATATATGATAATTGTAATTTATATCATGGATATAAAATAGGAGGAATTTTTGATTATATTTTAAGAACTAATAAAGCAAGAGAAATTTTTGAATTTTTTGAAAAAATTGGAATTCTTTCTCTTCTTTTGCCCGATGTTCATGAATTATCTTTTATTCCTCAAATTAAAGCTAAGTCTGTTAATGCTTTTGATCATACATTAAGAGTTGTAGAAGTTATTCCAATAGATAATATTATTTTAAGATGGGCAGGATTATTACACGATACGGGAAAAGTAAAGAGTTATTTTGAATTGGGAAATTTTTATAATCATCAAAATTATAGTTATGATATTGCGAAAAAGATTATCAATGATTTGAATATTGGGGGAGAAGATTTAATTTTAACTATTATTAAATATCATATGTACCCATTAGATTATCAACGAAATCCAAATTGGACAGATGAAACAATTAAGAGATTTATTGATAATGTAGATTTAGATGCAGCTATTTTAATTACAGAATTTGCTTATTATGACAAAAAAGCCGAGAATGGAAAAGAAGAATATTTGAAACCTATTTTAGAATTAAAGGAAAGGATTATTAATGCTCATTAAGCGGGTGTATATAGCGGGGGCATATTCTGCTGATAATGTTTTAAGCGTACTTAATAATATGCGCAAGGGAATGAGATTGGGTCTTGAGGTTCTTCTTGCGGGATTTTCTCCTTTTGTTCCTTGGTTTGATTATCATTTTCAGCTTTTTCTTCGAGAGGGAGAAGAATTAACAGTCGAGGATTATTATAATTATTCATTAAAATGGTTAGAAGTTTCTGATGCTATTTTAATTGTACCGGGGAGTGAAAATTCTAATGGAACTAAAAAAGAAATTAAAAGAGCGAAAGAATTAAATATTCCTATTTTTTATGATTTGCGGGAATTATTAGTAAATTTTTCATAGGAAATTCTAATGAGTAAGGGTAGAAAAAATGATATTGGAAAATTAAGATACGATCTTATCCCTGTTGAACCATTGAAAGAATTGGCTAAAGTGTATACCATAGGGGCGGGAATATATGATGATAGAAATTGGGAACAGGGTATAAAGTGGGGGAGAATTTATGCTGCTCTTCAAAGACATGTTAATGCTTTTTGGGGGGGAGAACAATGCGATCAAAAAGATGGACAGCATCACTTAGCTTCTGTTGCTTGGTGTGCGTTTGCGTTGATGGAATATGAGCGAACTCATCCCGAATTAGATGATAGGATAAAAAATGTTATTAAAATCAAAAAGATTAAAAAGCTTAAAAAATTATACTAAAGTAAAACGGTTAGATCAATATCGATGCGTGTTGTGTGGATATAGTTCTAATTTACATATTCATCATATTAAAACTAAAGGCGCTGGGGGTGGAGATGAAATAGAAAATCTGATCACTTTATGTTTTGGGTGTCATAGAAAAATTCATGATATGGGAAGACAGATTTTATACCAATCACTGAAGCAAAAAAGTGAATTTGAACATTTTAGATTTCAAAAATTTATAGAGGAGTATGAAAATGAAATGCACAGTTGATACTAAAGAATTGCGACAAGTTGTTAAATTGATTTCTCCGGTTGTCAATATTAATAATCCCATTATTTCATTAAGATATTTAAAAATTAGACGTATTGAAGATAAACTTGAAATTATGGGTTATAATACAAATATATTTGTTTCGATATTCATAAATGTTTATAATCTTAAAGGGGATGATTGTGTTTATGTTTTTGCAAAGACATTTTTTAATCTTGCAAGATCATTTAATGGAACGGTGGAATTGAATTTAACTCCTATTATGTGTCAAATTAAATCCAACAAATCAAAGTATAAAGTGGGAGTTTTAGATAAAGATTTTTTTCAGGGGGAAGTAACAGAAGAACCAAATCATTATACTTTAAAGTTTGAGCATGAAGGGATTAAACTTAATGATTTTAAAGTTAATATGAAGAGCATTATTCATTGTTTGTCAAGTAGCGATACTCAACTTCCCCTACAGTATGTTTATTTTCAAGATAATATTGCCATTGCGTGCGATTCAATCAGAGGGGCTATTATTGGGGCTAATTATAAGTGTTTACAAGGGTGTTTGCTTCATCAAGATATCATTAATTGTATTTTGAATATAGATGAAGCATCTTTAGCATATTTTCAAATGGGAATAGGTAAATTAGAGGGTAAAATTGGGAATTTTGTATTTACTTTGTCGATAGCAGATGTTAAATATCCCTATGAAGAGATCAAGAAGATATATGATTTCTATAAATCTAGAATATTTAATATTACTATTCCTATTAAACAATTGATTATTTTAGAGGCCCTTTCTCGACTTTTGTTTCTTACTGATAAAACAACAAATGCTATAGATACTACTTTTTATCCTAATTATATTTCTTTTAAAGTGGAAGGGGATAGCTCAGGGGAAGAGATAGTTCATATTGGGGATATCGGGATTAAAGAGCCCATTTCTCTTCATATAGACGCTAAAAATTTAAGAGATGCATTAAGTCACTCAATTGGTGAAATTTATTGGAAAACTGATGGATCAGAAGATATTCAATATATTGTTGATTCTGATGTTGTCCAGTTCTTTTTTGGATTGAATTAATGAACAAGCTTTTTGTGGGAAATTCTTTAGAGATTTTAAAAACTTTTGAAGATAATTACATAGATTGTGTTGTTACTTCACCTCCTTATTGGAATTTAAGAAAGTATGATGCTCCCGATGGTGATTATGGAGATTGGAAAGGGCAATTGGGTCTTGAAAAAGATTTTAATCAGTATTTAGACCATTTGGTTAATATTTTTAAAGAAATTAAAAGGGTAATTAAACCAACTGGAACTATTTGGATTAATATTGGAGATACTTATGGAAGGGGAATGTCGGGAAAAATGTTCCCTACTCATAAATTTAGTGAAGGGGCAAATAAAAGTCTTGATTTTGTTCAAAGTTCATTTCATGTTAATAAGTCATTATGTATGATTCCACAAAGATTAGCGATTAGATTAATTGATGAGCTTGGTTTAGTTTTAAGAAATCAAATTATTTGGCATAAGCCTAATGGTCTTCCAAGTTCCGCAACTGATCGTTTTACTAATAATTATGAGCTTATGTACTTTTTTGTTAAATCGGATAAATATTATTTTGATATGATTTATGAACCGTTTGCAGAAAGCACCCTTAAAAGAGTTCATAATTTTATTGATAATAATGAGAAATATGACCCATCTAAACACAAGGGGAATATAAATAGTGGGGGACAACCACCCATGCAAATACTAGAAAATATTTCTAAAACTATTTTCGTTTCTCAAGGGAAACATAAGACTTGTATTTGGTCTATTCCAACTGCAAATTCACATGATGCTCATTTTGCTGTCTTTCCTGAACAATTAGCTGAGATTCCGATTAGTGTAGGGTGTCCCAAAGGTGGAATTGTTTTAGATCCCTTCTGTGGTTCGGGGACGACAGGGGTTGTTGCAAAAAAATTAGGAAGAGATTTTTGGGGGATAGATATTTCATCTGTTTATGTGAAAATGTCTGACAAAAATTGTAAAAAACTTCAACATAAGGTTATTATATGAGAATACCTAATTATATAAAAGATAAATTAAAAAAATGGTTGATTATCTTGATCGCAATTGGATTAGCAATATTTGGTTGGTGTCAATATCATGAAAAGGTACAACTTCAAGAACAGATTAATGAAATTGGACGATAAAGAATATATTAATTATAATGATTTTTATACTGCTGTTTTTAAGAAGTATGATTATTTTGTACTGTATGAGGTTTCTAAATTAGTTAATGATTATGATGAAAGACAAGATCTTGCGCAATCAGTAAGATTGTTTTTATTTTATCGTCTTAAAAAATATAATGATAAGACTCCCTTAGATTTTTTTGTTAAAAATACCATCCATTTTGCTATTCTTAAGTGTTTATATGAAATAAAAAATCAACAACGATTTGAAGATTCATTTTTAACTTTTGATGAGAGATTATCTTCGGGACATATAGTTAAGCAACAACCTGTTAATGTTATGACAGAAGAAAAGCTTCATATTTTATTGAAAAAGATTTTACCCAGACTTTCAATGAAGCATAAAATTGTATTTTATTCTATTTTTTATAATTTTGAAAAGAAAACCTACAAAGAATTATCTGAAATGATAGGCGTAAAATATGGTACTTTCTTATTAAGAACAAATAAAATTAAGAAAGTTGTCGAAGAAGTTCACTTTAATCTTAATTAACTCCTCCATAAATATAGTTTCCATTTTTTTTTGCGTATTTCTATTCAGAGGCGATATATGGTAATAAAAAATGAAAATATTTTGTTATTATCTGATCAAGATAAAAAAAAGTATGAAAGAGTGCTTTTAAAATATTATATTGATCAGGGTTTATCAGAAAGTGATGCTCAATTTAAAATCAATGAAGTTTTTGCTCAATGTCAAATAGGATGGGATCATTGTCCTAGAAATATTGATACCCGTATTAAAATGAAAACAGGATTTCAATGGAAATCTCATGAGAATTTACATCCCCGAAAAAAGAAAGAGCTTGAAGTTGAAGTAGTAGAAGAATCTAATGAAGAAATAGGAACTGATGGATATTTATTTAAATATCTTACTAAGGGAGAACAGAATTGGTGGAATGAGCGCAAAGAAAGTTATAGAAAAGAATTTGAATTTAATAATAGTTCAGATTTTACTCTTTTAACACAACTTTTATTTGAAGAACTTTTGCAAAGACGGTTATTTGTTAGTCAACTTCAAAATAAAAGGAGAGATTACAATAAACAATTTAATGATAGTCTTAAGCGAGTAGCAGATCTTCAGGTTAAACTTGGGATTACGCGGGGACAACGCGCTGGAATTCTTGATAATATTGATGGAAATATAGCTGATATTTCAGTATCATTAGAAGAGAAACTTGAACATCTTAAAGAAATTGAATCAAATGAAACTCAAGAAGAATTGATGTATGGACACTTAAAGGCGCAGAAACCCCCTTATAATATTCTCCCACCCAAAGAAAAGATAGAAGCAATTCTTAAAACAGGGGAAGATTATATTCCTCAGGCTGATGAGAAACTTATTAAAGAAGTTGAGAAAATTGAGCCTCTTCTTGAAAGAACACGAGATGAACTCCCAATTGGAGAAATTATATGACCGTTCGTTTAACCAAAGAAGAACAGTTTCAGTTAAATCTTTCAGAGAGATTGATTCTTTATTATCGTAAATATCCAGTTAGGGGGGCAGAGGATCTTTTAAAAATTAAATTAATTTGGTTTCAAAGAATTGCTCTTAGGTCAATGTTTAAACATAAATATATTATGTTGTTATTTGGGAGGGGTATTGGAAAAACATGGTTGGGTATGGTATTTTGTTGTTTATATGCTATGTTGTATCCTAATGTTGCAATTGGTATTATAGCTCCTTCATTTAAACAGACGGAATTTGCATTTGATAAGCTTGAAGAATTATATGAAAATTCTCCATATTTGAGAGCAGCAATGACTAGGAGAACTATGAGAGCAACATATAAGGCCCTTGCTAAATTTAGAAATGGGTCATTTATTGAGGGGCTTCCTTTGGGTACAGGGCAAAAAGTTAGGGGAAGACGCTATCATATAGTTTGGGTTGATGAATATGCTTTTGTAGATGATATTATTATTAAAACTGTTGTTCGTCCTTTCTTAAAAGTGAAACGTAAAGGGTTTGATAATAAATACATTATTTCTTCTACAGCTTATTATGTTTGGAATCACCTTTATACTCAATATTTATTATATCATTATATGTCACAACAAAAACCTGATATGTATGCAGTTCATGAATATATAGATGAAGATGTTAATATGGTTCCTGATCCTCCATTTGAATTAGATAAAGAAATAGATGAAATGATGAGAATGGATACTACAGATGAACTTTATAAAATGGAGGCAAAATGTTCCTTCCCTGTTGTAAATGTGGGATTTTTTGACGCTAGAATGTTAGATAGATGTACCCCCAGACCCACTGTTGATAATAATGGCGTAATATCATCAATAGATTCTCCTATTGAAATTGAAGGAGAGGCTAATGGAACTTATGTCTTAGGTATTGATACTGCGAGGGTTGCGGGAGGAGATAATTTTTCTATTTCTGTGCTTAAAATAGATGGGGGACAAAAAAGATTTGTCAATAATTATACTTATAATGGAATATCGTACCAAGCAATGATAATCGCGATTAGAAAAATTATGTTAAAATATAATGTAATTCAATTGAATATTGATGCAGGTGGAGGAGGAACAACATTAAAAGATCTTTTAACAGAATCATATAAAACAGAAGATGGAAAAATTTTACCCCCTATTTTAGATATGGATGATAAAGCGGTTGAAAATATTCAGGGACTTCATATTTTAAGGATGGTAAATTTTACTCTTCCATCTGTGACTGATCTTTATACGAGATTAAAAGCAGATTTTCAACATAAAAATGTTTTATTTCCTATTGATGTAAGAAGAAGTTCTGACCCCGAAATGGAACGAGCTGGGAATGATATTATTAAAACAAAGCGAGAACTTTTAGTTTTGCAGGCTGAAAATAGGGGGTCTTATTATACATTTGATGTTCCTAGTCAGTTTAAAAAAGATAGAGCGACTTCTTTAGCTTTAGCAAATCAAGCGGCTAATGAAGTTGCATTTGGGGCTATGGTTAAAGTAGAGAAAACAGATTTAGCTGATGGGTTTTGGATTAATTAGAGGTAAATATGATGAAAGTAACTAATGGTACAGAACAGATAATTATTCATGATGAAGCAATAGAAGAACCAGAGATTGAGCAAAAAGATGAACTTGCAATGGGTCTTAAGGTCCCTTCTTCGGTTAAAACTCCAACTAATTATTTACATGGATTAAGACAATATAATGATATTTATAATGATATTAAAACTCAAATGGATGTTGCTTGGAGACTTTATAGATTTAATAGTGTAATAGGGAATGCTGTCGATGTTTTAGTGGATTTTGCAGTTACATCGGTTACGCCGGAAGAAACTGGCAATAAAAAATTAGATATTATTGTCCGACATTTTTTCGATAATGTTAATTATGATAATACAAATTGCGTTCCTGGTGTATACTCTATAATGCAAGAATTTGCGTTAGAATGGTTTACATCTGGGAATGCTTTTCCTTATGTTAAATGGGACAATGTTGAAGTTGATGGGATTGAGGGAGAATGGAGTTTACCAGTTTCGATTACTCTTTTAAATCCCCAGTCTATTGAGCTTCCTAAAGAGCCTATTGCATTTGGGCAAGAGGTTATTTATCTTAGATTAGATGATGCATTATGGGGAAAATTAAAACTTGATGGTAGAAGTGATCCTGAAGCAGCTCTTTTAAAACAGGCAATTCCTCGCTCTGTAATGAATTCTATTAGAAATAGTCGATCTTCATTTAGCGCCGGAATTAGACTTAATCCTAAATTTGTTAGCCACTTAAAGCGCAAAGCTAAAAGTTATCAAGTATGGGGAGTTCCCTATTTATCTAGGTGTTTTGCATCAGCGAGTTTAATTGAGCGGTTAAAGGAACTAGATGAATCAATTAGCGCTGGTTTGATTAATTTAATAACTATTTTTAAAATAGGAACAGAGGAACATCCTGCTTCTTCAGCTCGTCTTCGAAAATTTGCAAGTTTAATACGAAATCCAAAAGCAACTACTACTCTTGTATGGGCACACGATATTGAAGTAATGCAAACGGGTCCAGATGGTAAAATTCTAGCTTTTAAAGATAAGTATAAAGATAGTAAAGAGGACCTTTTAATAGGATTAGGTATTCCCCCTGTTTTGATGTCTTTAAATCAACAAGGGAATGAGTGGGTATCGATATTGTCGCTAGTTGAAAAGCTTTCTAATTGGAGAACTATTACAAGTATTTATTTAGAAAAAATATGTAATCAAATCTCTAAGGCGAATGATTTTAATGAAAAAGTAAAAGTTAAATGGGATCGTATGTCACTTAAAGATGAGGCTTCTGTGAAAAATTTAATTTTAGCTTTTTATGATAGAGGATTAATATCTGTGGGAACAGCCTTACAACAAGGAGGATATAATTTTGATGGGGAATTAACCAAGAAAGAAAAAGAAAAAGACCAAACTGAATTATTTTTACCTCCGCAATTGCCTTTTAGTTCTAAACAAGAAACTTCTCAATCAAAACCGAATGAAAGTGATGTAAAATCTATTAAGAGTAATGTTAAAAAAAGCGTAAAAATAGATACTATTAATACGGTAGATATGAAAAAAATGAAAATAATTGAGCCAAAAGTTAAAGAATCTAATATAAAATGATAAAAATTTTGTCGAGAAGGGAGAAAGAAAATGGCCCCGGCTGATTATATTTCTGTGAGGGATCAATGTATCACACGCAAAAAAAAGAAAAATGGTGGGAAAATATCACACAAAGCAATTCAAGAGTGTAAAAAGATAGCAGCCATAGTTTATTTTAAGAAGCATGGTAAACCAGTACAACATGCGGACGCAAAAGAATTACCCGATTCTATGGATTTATCTATTTGGGAGGAACAACTTGATATCTTTGGGAGTATGAAGGAATATGAAGATTTCCAAGTAAAAGATGAGAAAGAGTCCCAAAAAGATGAGAAACTTAAAAAGGGATAATTGTTTTGGTAAAAAATGTAGATTTCTTCTAATTTTAAGTATTATATATTGTTAACATTGAAGGAGATTTAAATGGAGGACAATAGAGAGAGTGATGGAGAACAATTATGTGCATTAGGATTGGATGCTGAAAGGGTTTATACAGAATTTGAAAAAATTAATAATATAAAAGATAAATTGGAAGGTTGGGAAAAAGAGGGGGGAGTTCTTTTTCGAATAGATAAAACATTAAAAGAACAAAATGGCAGACTTCGTTCTAATGAAATTAAGATTGCTGTGATTATGTCAAGTGGGGCAATATCAATAGCAGTTTTGACAATCTTGAAATTAACAGGACATATATGAGTTCTATAATTTTAAAGAAATTGTGAAGTCAAGAGGGAAATATGAGTTATGAAATTTATAATTTAATATATAAAAATACTCCAGATGCATTTATTACTTTATCATCTGCTTCTGCTGTCTGGGGATCGGCTACAATTGATGTAAGAGAATTTGATACGGGAACATATTTTGTTGATATTGGCGCATCGAATGCTTCAGCTGCCGCTAGTGGAACAACTTTTCATTCTTATTTATATGGAAGTTTAGATCAAAAAAGTTGGTTTTTGCAAACGGCATTTCCCTCTTTATCATCTGTTGGAGCTGGGGGGATAAATAATAAGCATTATTCTAAAATGATTACAGATATTGGTGGTGGCTGGTTGAAACTTAAATATTCTGTTTATGGGGCTTCAGCTCAAAGTACGACCCAGTTTAGACCAGTTTTAGCAATGAAAAGGGTAAGATAATTTAAATATAAATAGAGGTAGAATATGAATTTATCTCAATATTTTAATCAAAATCAAGCAAATGCTGCTGATTTAGATATATATAAATTTGTTATTGATAAAATCAATAAGATTAAACCAGAAGATAAAAATGGTAAGAAGTATATTGTAACTGTTAATGGGTTAAAATGTAACCCAAGTCCATCAAGTACATCTGATTGGGTTACGATAGACATTTCTATTGTTTTGAAGCCAGAATTGATTGATAAAAATGGGGGAGGTATCTAATGTCTCCGATAGATAATACATCCCTTTCCGGGGACACTTATCATAATCGTTATTCCGGCGATAGTCCGTACAAGGGTAATAAAAAGTTTAGGAAGCTTCCACGTAAATGTGAAAAATGTGGTTCGACAAAAAATTTAGACATTCACCACCGTAGCGGTAATCATAACAATAAATCTCGATCTGATCTTATTGTATTATGTCGGAGTTGTCATCGTAAGCTTCATGATGGTATGGGTGAAGAAATTATTTCATCTGCAGCGCGAATTATAGCAGATCCCAATAGTCCTGAATCTCAAGCAATTGCTAAGAAACATAAAAATTCAGATATTTTACATGTTGAGTTTATTTTATGCCATGTTGGGCAGAATAAGAATAAAGATATTTTTGAATCAGAAGATTTACAATCTAGCGCTTCTACTATAATCCATAAACCCATTAATTGGGAACATAGCGCTCGCAATATTGGGGTAGTATATGAAAGTAAATATATTTCTGTTAAAGATCCAGATGAAACAATTAAATCTGCGTACGCTTCTTTAGATCCTTTTGAGAATGATTTTGTAGTCTGTAAGGGCGCGATTTGGGAGTATAAACATCCCGTAGAAGCCCGAATTATTCGACAACGACATATTGCTAATGAATTAAAATTTTCAATGGAAAATAGATTTGAAATTGCTAAATGCACAGTTTGTGGTGAAAAGTTTGATAATCCATTTAATTATTGCGATCATTTATTGACTCGCAGAGATTCTGATGCTGGCAGAATATTTGAAAATAGTAATTTTGTTGGGGCGGCAGTTGTAAAATTTCCTGCTGATAAAAATGCAAGGTCATTAGCGATTGCTGCTTCTTATCCTAATTATTTATTGATAGATTCTTTATCTATTAAAGATTATAAAAAATTTGTTATAACTTCTAAGGAGAATCTTATGAAGAGAAAAACAATTCCATCTGAGTATATTATTGAGCTTGATGAAATTCCAGATGAAGGATTTGCTGATGATGTTAATCGTGTATTTCCTATTGATAATAAAGAACATATTTCAGAGAGCGCATCTAAACTTTTAAATAATGAATTAGAATTTTATAATAAAGAGGAGACTATTTATGTTTTGAATCGCTTGGGTATTGCTGCCCATAATGAAGATGTGAATCTTGAAGATTTTAAAATTGAAGATAAATCTAGAGGAGGTTTAAATATGGAGAAGGAAGAATTTGAGAAAGCTGTCGCTACAGAAGTAGAGAAGCGTCTTAAGGAAGCTGAAAAGACGGGCGAAGTTACTCAATTGAATTCGAAGATTGAAGAGCTTAAGAAAAATCTTGCTAGTGCTAGTGAATTAGTTAAGGATAAAGAAGATGCTTATGCTAAAATTGAGAAAGAATTCAAAGATTTTAAAGATACAATTGAAAAAGAAAAGGTTGTTGTTGCTCGTATAGAATCTCTTGAAAAAGATGGGTTAGTTTTTAAAGAGAATATTGATACTATTAAAACTTCTGTAAAGGATATGACTGAAGAGGCATTTGCTAATTTTGTTAAAGTTTTACAGGAAGCTCGTGGTAAAAAGTTGACTCCTGAAGAGCTTAAAAAAATTGAAGAAGAAAAGAAATTGGCTGCAGAAAAAGCAAAGAAAGAAAATAAAGCCAAATCTAATATTGTAAATGAATCAAAGGCGTCTATTGTTATTAATTCTCCCGATGATAACAAAGAAGACGATCCCTTTACAATTATTGATACTATTTTAGCGAAAAAATAAGGAGGTAAGAATATATGCTTGAAGTTATTATACCTGGAATTAGACATGGAGATGGCGTTGCAGGAGATGCAATTACATATAGGGGAATGATATGTTATATTAGCGGTATTAACGCTGATGGTAAACCAGTTTTAAAAGTACCTACTAGTTCTGCGCAAGCTTGGGGGGCTGTATATCCTGTTGATAAAATCTATTATGGCGCTGATTATTCAGATACCGCATCTGCATTAGAATTAATTCCCATTGGCGCTGATATTATTTATTATGAAGGGGGAGAATATGAAACTACTCAATGGTATCCTTCTTCATTTGGTTTGACTGCTAGTTATTGGGCTGCATTTGATGGAGTGAGTTCTTCATATGGCTCACATATTAATCAAACTGGGTTTAGTACTACTCTTGCTACTTTAACTGGGCTTAATTATAGATGCTATCCTCTTGCTATTAAATCGAAGTTTTATAGCCAGTATTGCCTTGGGACTTTAGGCGCTAAACAAGGAATGATTGCCGGTCATCATAGCGCTGCTGGATATATTGCTCGTGGGACTACAATTGATCTCCAAGCTAATCAATTTGCTTATGCGCTTGGGATTCATGGCTCTTCGAGCGCTGATGCTCGTTTGAGATTTAGAATTCTTCCTAATGCTATTGGTAGAACTGCTATTGGTGGAGTTGCTGCTGATACTGTGTAATATTTAAGGAGGTTATTATAAATGGACAGAAAAGAACTTACTGAAGCTTTCGCAAAGGCCATGCAGCTTGGGTTGTCTCAAGAAGATACAAGGCGGGCGATTGCTGTCAAGATTGTTAAATCGATATCGGATTCAATGGAACAGAGCGATCTTGCTTCGTTGATTCTTCCCAAAGAGTATATTCCTTTGGGACAAACTGTAGAATTTAAGGTTCCTGGGAAGTTGAAAGTTTATTGGCATGAAGCTGGTTCTTATGCTCCTCGCACGCAGATGGTCAATAAAGTTTTTTCAATTCCTACTTCTTTAGTATCGGCTCATCCTGAGTGTGAACTTGGTCTGTTAGAAGCCGGTCGTTATGGTTCTATGCAGGATTTGATTGATGCCGCTAAAGAGGGTTTGCAAGGCGCGATTAATGCTAAGATTTGGAATACTCTTATTGGTTCGATTACGTCTACGAAGAAGAATTATGCTACTTCTAGTGGTAAATTAACAATGGCTGCTTTGAATGAAGCTATTAATTATGTTGAAGATCAAGTTGGTGGAGCTGTTGCTATCGTAGGGCGTAAGAATGTTCTGGGTTCATTATTAGATTTTAATACATCTACATATGAAGTTGGTGTTTATAGCGATTCAGTGAAAGACCAGATTATGAAAACAGGTAAGATTAATACTTATAGGGGTATTCCTGTTATCGGATTGAATCAGTGGAGAGATGCTTATGGCAAGGTTACTGTAAATGAGGGAAGTGTCCTCGTTGTAGGTAAAAATGTTGGTAGGTATGTTGTGAGTCAAGAGTTGCGCTCACAAGATGCTATTGATGTCGATAATCTTGTCTGGCATATTCACTTGTACATGAGAGTAGGGTGTGGAGTGATCTTCCCTGAAAGAATGTACAGAATCGTAATAATTCCGTAATGCGATGAGGGGCATTGCCCCTCTCATAGGAGAAAGTATGGGTAGAAATAAAAAAAATAATTTAGAAAATGTAAAGGCTAAGATTTTACATGATGATCAAGGCAAAGAGCATGTAATGATTTATGAAGATAAGAAAGTTTATGCTTTTAGGAATATGTTACCTGGTCCATTCTTTTTTATTAGGACAGATGGTTCTGATTGTAAAATTGATGGATATGGTTTAATTGAAGACATTGATGAAAAAGAATATAAACGATTTAAGAAAAGTCTTTCGTATGAAATGGGTGAAATTGTCGAAGAAAATGTTGATGAATTGGAATCGAATTCCTATAATACCCTTAATGATAAGCAAATTGAAAAGCTTTTTAAACAACACAATTCTGATCAAGTTTTTATGAAAGATTGGATTCAAAAAATGACAAGTTTATTTGCTTTGACAAGAATGAAAAATTATATAATAGAAAACAATTATTCGGCTGTTTTATCTTCTTATTGTGAAAGTAGAGTTGTAGAACTTAATTCAGAAATAGAAGAAGAAAAGAAAGAGCCGATTGATACAGCCCCAAGAGGGGTTATAGTATAAAGGAGAAGAGATATGACTGCTACTTTAGATCTTTTTGGATATACTGCTGATGCAAGCACTGCATCTGGCGCAAGCCGAATTGCGCTAAATACTAATTCAGCTCTCTCATTTGGAGGAACTGGAAGAACTACTTTTCAAGGGAATATAACAATAAATACATATAATCAAGCAATGCATTTTGCTAAAAATAATAATGAATCAGGTAATGAAGATTATTGCCCATCTCCACATTTATATCCCTTGACATATTTAAGCGCAACTGCTTCTCTTATTGGGGGTACTTATTGGAATATGACTGGAACAGCCGTAGCTAAAAGCGCTCGTGGTATTTGTGGGAGATTTCGTGTTACGACTGAAGGAAATGTTAAAGTTAGTCCTGCATATATTTGGGCTGGTTCAGGGGCGAATGTAGATCAAGATACTATTAATGCTGATATACAATTATGTAGTTTGGGTTCTGCGCAACCTACTTGGCGTGAAGCTACTTCTAGTGGAGTGGGAAAATTATTGTGTAGCGCCCATGCTACTGCCGCATTAGAACATTGGTATAGTTTTGGGGTTTCAATTAAACCGACTGCAGTAGGGTTTAATGATTCTAATAAAATTAAGATCGAATTAACTTATTATTAAGAAAGGTTTTCATGAATAGTAAGTGGATTATTTCTTTGAATGACGGTCAAAGAATTTGCGAAGAAACATTACAAAGGGACTTAAGAGAGAAAGGGATCATCTTAAGTCCCTGGTTATATATTTTAGATTATTTAAAATCTGAAAATAAAGAAATAACTCATATCGAACTTATTGTAAATGGGAAGCGCTACAATAGTCCATCAAAAAGTAAAGAGGCACGCTTTAAAAATGATGGATATCCAGATGATTTTTGGGTTTGCAGAAAATTAGCAGTGATTGGGATTACGGGAATGGCTTCTCAAAAAGAATATATTTCATTATCGTATCGATTGGGAGACTATCGACATTTTATGTGGATAGATATTCAGACTAATGATCTTTATATTGAAATCAAAAATAATGAAGATGCAACTGTTAAAGTAATTAATTCAGAGTATGCGACTATAAGGGGATTATAATACTTGCATCATATAGGTGGGAGGCTTTTTTTAAAGATGGAACAGTAAAATCTGGAGGAAAATTAAACGGAGATATTGTCGAATTTAAATTGATATCTATTGTTGATTATTTAAAAAATATTATAATAAAGTTAGACTCGACCAAAGAACTGATCTATTTTAAAAGGGTATTTTGTTCATTTTCCAATATGATTGATAATATAATTTATCATGTTGGATATAAACAAGGCTCTATAGAAAAAGTTATTTGTGTCAATAGTATAACTGGAGAAATAAATGGAGAATATACTCAAGAGGGTATGTCCCTTAGGATGTGATGAATGTTGTGAAGATCCTTTTGTCCTAGATGAAGAATGGGAGATTATTTCCCGATATATTAGAGAAAATCAAATATCTTTTGATCTTTCTCTTCGTTGTCCTTTTTTATTAAATCATAAATGTTCTATTTATTCTGTTAGACCTATAATTTGTCAATTATGGGGTCAGCATAAAAAACTGGCTTGCAAGTATGGTTATCGAGAATGTGTTGGAGATAAGTTTTTAGAAGAAACGGTAAAGAAATTTATTAATGTTAAAACATTGAAAGAAAAGTTAAGAGAATTAAAATGGCCACCGCAATTCTAAGACCCAATGGCGATAATGATATAGGATTAGGTTGGACTCTCTATCCTACTTCCCCCACTACTAAATATGATAAGGTGGATGATACTGGAACAGGAGATGATGATTCTACTTATTTGTCTCAGCATATAAATGAGAACTATGCTGTATTTGATTTAGATAATTGGACTCTGGGAAATCAGACCATAAACAGTGTTAAAGTTTATTTTAAGATTAAACGGGTTGGTTCTGCTGGCCCCTATCTAACTCCCAGTTTAATATTGGGAGAATATGCTACTAATGGCAGCGTTCAATCTGCCTCTAATAGTTACACTACTTACAATCAATCTCTTGCTAGACCGGGAGGGGGATCTTGGGCATACGCAGATCTAAATAAGCTTCTGGTTAAGATATATG